TGTTGTTGTGTGTTTGTGTGGTGTGGTTCGGTGTCCTTTTCCCCCGGGTCGGGGGGGGGGATTTTTTTGCCTGTATTCCGCTGAATGCAATCCTGACAGGGCTTGGAGGTTGTCTGAAAAGGTTTAATGGGGTTTTCAAACTATCCTTTGTTTTTAAATTATCCATTTGAGGTATTTATGGCTCAACAAAAAGAACTCCCTTGGATTGCTGAAGCGCGAAAGTATATCGGCCTGACAGAAATCCCCGGTAAAAACCACAATCCGACCATTTTGAATTGGCTTCACGGCTTGAAGGCTTGGTGGAAAGACGATGAGACGCCGTGGTGCGGCGTATTCGCAGCCCATTGTCTGCGAGTCGGTAACCGAGACATCCCGAAGGATTGGATGCGCGCCAAAGAATATGCTTTTTGCGGTAAACGCCTTACCAATCCTGCTTACGGCTGTTTGGTCGTGTTCACTCGCCAAGGCGGCGGCCATGTCGGTTTTGTGGTCGGTAAGGACAAGGCGGGTAATCTGCTGGTTTTGGGCGGCAACCAAGGCAACCGCGTCAGCATCGCGGCATTTCCGACGTCCCGCGTGGCTGCGTATGTATGGCCGTCTGTCGGCGGTGCGCCTCTTGACCCCGCTCCGGAGCGTTACAACCTGCCATTGGGCGGTGCGGCAATGAGCAGGAGCGAAGCATGAAAAAGTCTTTGATTGCTTTGGCATTGGCGACATTGAAACCGCTGGTGCCTGAATTTGAGATTAAATCTGCCCGTGTGGGCAATCTGAAACAACATCCGAGCCTGCGCTTGGGTAAATCAGGCGTGGCAGCCGCCAAACGTGCGGCGCGTAAACGCAAGAACCGTCGTTAGTCATGGGACAGGTTGCGTTTTATGAAAAGATGATTGAGCAATGGTCGCGACAAAGCCGCGAGGCAAGCGAACAGGCAGATTTGGCTGCATTTGAATTTGCGGAGAGCGAACTTGCCAATTATCGGGAAATGCTGAAACGGCACCTGCAAAACGGGAGTGTGAAATAAATATGCGGATTTTCGACATTTTTAAAAACCCTGCGACAGGTAATGTGTCGCACTCGAAACTGTGGGCAAACGTCGCCTGCGCGGCGGGGACGGTTAAATTTGTGATGTTGCCCGATCCGTCGGCGGAAATTTGGGCGGTGTATTTGGGCATCGTGGGCGGATACGCCGTGGCGCGCTCGTTTGTCAGCGTGAAGCGACAGGAGGTCGAGAATGAATCCGAAACTCGTGAAACTGTTGGCGAATAACTGGCAACCGATTGCCATCATCGCGCTTGTCGGCACGGGTCTGGCGGTGTCGCACCATCAAGGCTATAAGTCGGCGTTTGCGAAGCAGCAGGTCGTTATCGACAAGATGGAGCGCGAAAAGGATCAGGCCTTGCGTCTATCGGCGCAAAACTACGCACGCGAGCTGGAACAAGCCCGCGAGGAAGCAAAACAATCTGAAGCCAAGGCGCACGCCGTCGGCGTGGCTTTGGCGCAAAAACAGGCGGAAGTCAGTCGTCTGAAAACGGAAAACAAAAAGGAAATCGAAAATGCGCTTACTCAAGACCGCCAAAAAGCAGGCGGCGGTTGTATTGACGGCCTTGGCTCTCACAGCCTGCGCCTCTACGCCCGCGCCCTCGGCTACGGAAATTAAAGTTGTCGAAAAGGCGATCATGCCGACACCGCCCGCTGCGTTGATGGTCGCGCCGGTGCGCCCGAATCCGCCGAAAGACGGCAAGACAGCAACGCTGCTCGAACACGCCGCTGAGTTTGGCGGCTATGTTTCGGAACTGGAAAACCAAAACGCAGCGTGGCGCGACTGGGCGGGCAATCGCTCCCGCAAAGTCGGCGACTGACAAAAAAGCCCGCGTAGGGCGCGGGCTTAGGGTAAAAGCGGATTTTATACCTCTTTTACAGGGGTAACGGCGGTAGTGCTTTTCACCAAATCGACTGCGTGCTGGCAGTTTTGCTTGCTGGTGTAGCCTTGACCCTGAGCGATGATTTCATGGTTGGCTGCTTTCAAATGCCAACGGTATTCGCCTTTTGCGTCTTTATAGATTTCAAAATACATAAGGTTTCTCCTATGAATGAGTACACGTTTTCTTACCGCTTTGACGGTAAGTCCTGGTCATTGAGCATTTGGGCGGACAGCCCTGAAGAAGCCCAGGCAAAATTTCGGGCTGCACGGGAAAATGCGCAGTATGACGGCGAAGTTGTAACAAAGATTTATACATTTGTAAATATTTCGTGGGTTAAGAAGTTGTACAGACGGATAAAATATTTAATGGGTATCAAAGAATGACCTACCGTGAATTAGTTGAACGTCAGTTGGCTGTGCGCCATGCCGATTTGGAATTGGGATTAAGCCGTGCACGTGAACAAGAGCCGTTTGTCATCCATGTTTCCAATTTGCTGGATAAGGCAGGGTTTGAATATACGGTACGGATGAACAAGGATTTTCAGACGACCTTTAACCTTGAATATCCAAATACAAACTACGACACCTTTAAGCGTGCAGTTTGGCAGACGATTTCGGCGTATTACTGCGTTTGTAACGATGGGGATGAACTCGAAATTTCCAGCAATCGCCCTGACGGCTACTCCGTCCGTATCGTATTCGGCGACGTGCCGGTTTAAAGGGGTTTTAAATGGACTTTGAATTTGGTTTTAAAACCCTGTGGCCGATTGCGACGGCGGCATTTTGGTTTTGGGTAAACGGCATTTCAGGTCGTCTGAAAGAGGCGGATAAGCGCATTGAAGACCTGAAAGAGGAGCTGCACGCGGTCAAGCTCTCCTATCACACCAAGCAGGATGCTCAAGCCGACCGAAAAAATATCGCGGCGTCTTTGGAACGCATCGAAAACAAACTTGAAAAAATGAATGAAAAATTAGACAGGAAAGCGGACAAATCATGAACGACCCGATTTTAGAAGCCTTGGCGCGTATCGAAGCCAAGCAGGATGACATGCTCGCCAATCAGGCTCGAATGGACGAGGAATTGCAGCAAATTAAGAAAGACTGCAAGAAATCTGCTGCGGTTTATGGCGGTCTCGGCGGCGTGATTGTGACGACCGGCTGGGAGCTGCTGCGAGCCAAGTTCGGGGGCTGATATGGCACACCCGAAAGAAACCCGCGAAAAGCTGCGCAGGCTGTACGTCAGCGACGGGCAGACGCTCGAAATCGCTGCGATGATGTGCGAAATCCCGACAGCTACCGCCCGTAGTTGGAAACGTGCCGCCAAAGAGACCGGCGACGATTGGGACAAAGTGCGCGCCGCCTACACCTTGGCGGGCGGCGGCATCGAAGACTTGAGCCGTTCGCTGTTGGCGGGTTTTTTGGTGCAGTACCAATCGACGATGACTATGTTGCAAGACACGTCGATTGAAGAGCTGATGCCGTCCGAGCGCGCCAAATTGTTGGCAAGCTTGTCGGATGCGTTCACCAAGACCGTGGCGGCAAACGCCAAAGTAATGCCAGAAACGTCAAAACTGGCGACGGCGATTGAGGTGTTGGAATTGTTCGGCGAAGTGGTCAAGGAGCGATACCCGCAACACTTGCAGGCTTTTGTCGAGTTGGTCGAGCCGCTGGGCGTGGAAATTGAAAAGAAATACAGGTAAGCGATATGCAAAAAGTTGAATACACGCATAAAGGTTGGTTTTTATTTTGCCCGATTTGGATTGCAGATTGGGATAGCGAAGTGCCGGCAGTTGCGCCGCGTTATAAGCTGGAGCCGTTGTTTTGGCTCGCCGACCAGTTTTTTTACTTTATGTCCGCTATGAATGAAATGAAAACGGGAGAGCCGTTGCCCTTTTGTTTCATGGTTAATCAGAAGCCGCTGAAAAAGCCGGTTGTCCACTATTACGAATAAAACATGAAGTCCAAAGAGTTTTTAAAGTCGCTTGCCGAATACGCCGCCCAACTCCGCCAAATCATTGAGGCAGAGGTGGACGGCTTCGACGCGTCGACTGTCGCCATTGCAGAGCGTCGGGCGAAGGTATTAGACCCGGTCAACGGGTACGAGTATTTCGTAAACACATATTTTCCGCACTATGTCCGCTCGCCCGAAAAGTCGCTGCTGCACAAGTTTTTATTTTCCCGACTGCCCGAAATCTTGAGGTCGTCTGAAGGCATCAACGAGGCAACCGCCGCCCCCCGCGGCGAGGCGAAATCGACGCTGGTTACGCAACTGTTTACGCTTTGGTGCGTGGTAACGGGGCGCAAGCATTACGCGGTCATAGTGATGGACAGTATCGACCAAGCCTATCCCATGCTGGAGGCAATCAAGGCGGAACTTGAGTTCAACCCGCGCCTTAAAACCGACTTTCCGGAGGCTTGCGGACAGGGGCGTGTTTGGCAGGCGGGGACTGCGGTAACGGCAAACGAAGTCAAAATCCAAGTGGCGGGCAGTGGCAAAAAGTTGCGCGGTCTGCGCCACGGCCCATACCGCCCCGACCTCGCCGTCCTCGACGATATCGAGAACGACGAACAGGTGCGCAACCCCGAGCAACGCGACAAACTCGAAACTTGGCTGAAAAAAGCCGTCCTCGCCTTGGGTGGCGCGGGGCAGAAGTTTGACGTGATTTATATCGGCACCATCCTGCACTACGACAGCGTGCTGAACCGAACGTTGAACAACCCGTTTTGGCACGCGACCAAGTTTAAAGCCATGCTCGAATGGCCCGACCGCATGGATTTGTGGGACAGATGGGAGGAACTTTTCCGAAACGACGGCGAAGCAGTGGCGCAGGCGTTTTATCAGGAAAACAAAGACGAGATGGAACGCGGCGCGCAAACAAGCTGGGCGGCTCGCGGCGTACTCGCGCTGATGAAAATCCGCGCCCGCGACGGTCATGCGACATTTGACAGCGAGTATCAAAACGACCCGGTCAGCGGCGAAGATGCGCCGTTTGCCGAAAACATCAAATACTGGTCGGAATTGCCGGACGATTTGGTGTACTACGGTGCGCTCGACCCGTCGTTGGGTAAGGCTGGCGCGGGGCGCGACCCGTCGGCGATTTTGGTCGGTGGTTATCAAAAATCGACGGGTCGTCTGTTTGTAACCGTCGCCCAAGTCAAAAAACGCCTGCCCGATTTGATTATCGAGGACGTGATCCGCATCCAAAAAGAGGCGCGGGTCAAGCCGGTGTTGTGGGTGGTGGAGACGGTGCAGTTTCAGGAGTTCCTCAAGGACGAGCTGATTAAGCGCGGTGCGCGTTCGGGTGTGCATATCCCCGTGCGCGGCATTAAGCCGTCATCGGACAAGATGTTGCGGATTGAGACTTTGCAGCCGCATATGGCCAACGGGCTGATTTTGCTCAACCCCGACCAAAAGACCTTAATCAGCCAGTTGCGCCACTTCCCGAAAGCCGACCACGACGACGGACCCGATGCGCTGCATATGCTGTGGATGGCGGCAACGACGGGCAATGTGTCAAACAGGGCGCGTGCGATTGATTTGCCTGCGCCGATGTTGGAAATGTGATTTTAAGGTCGTCTGAAAACGGTTTCACACGACCTTTCGGAGTAAAAAATATGTTCGGATTGATTAAAAGCGCAACGCGGAAAACCGCCATCAAGACATTGACGAGCGCGACTGAAGATGCGCTGGAAAGCCTGTTTTCGAATATGGAAGGCACGGACGCGCTGCTTTCGCGCCTCGGTGTGGACAGACAGCAGGCATTGGACGCGGTGGTAAGCGATGACGAGGTGGCTGCCTGTTTGGAGGATTTGCACGCGGCCATGCTCAACAAGCCCTGGCGGATTTACGGTGAGGATTTGGGCGACGAGGATAAAGACCGTCTGTGGAAAACGCTTAAACGCCACCTGCCCGCGCTTGCCGAAATCGTATTGACTGCGCGGCTGGGCGGTTATGGTGTCGGTCGGTACGTTTATCAGCCCGAACCCGACGGCTTTTTGACGATTAAGCACATCAGCAACAAGAGCGGCGAACTGGCGAAATATATCCCCTACCGTGACGGCTCGCTGGTGTATCGCGGCACTGGCGGCGAGGAGGCTTGTAATACGGATGTCCTGTATCTTTTTATTACCCACCGCGCCACTTCAACCAATCCAGCGGGCGAAATGGCGGCCGCGCGGCTGTATGCGCCCGTAGCGTTGCGTAAAAAAGGCTTTATCTATGCCGCGCAATTTATTACGCGCTACGCCCAGCCTTATCTGATTGCCAAAATCCAAGCCAACAGCGAGGACGACCACAATAGCTTCATGAGCCGTTTTTACCGCTTTGTCTCCGGCGGCGCGTTGAGCATCGACCGCGAGGACGATGTGATGATGCTGCAAAACAGCGCGGACGGTCAGGCATTCCGCCGATTGGAAAACCTCGCCAATGCGCGTATCCAAAAAACGCTGTTGGGCAAGGTCAAAACCAGCGACCTTGAAACCGCCAGCCGCGCCAGCCAAGAAACCGAAGAAAACAACCGAGACGAGCGCATCGGCGCGTATCTCGCTCTGCTCTCCCGCGCGGCGCAGCACTTTATCGACGCGCTTGTGATGGTCAACAACGCCTACGGCAAGCCGATTAATGCGCCCAAAGGCGTATGGTTCGAGTTTGAAGACGAAATCAAGGTCGATAAAACCCGAGCCGAACGCGACAAGATGTATATGGATACGGGGCAGCTCATTTTGACCGAAACCTACTACCGCGACATCTTGGGCTTCGAGCCGGAGCATTTCGAGCTGCGCGACCCGAAAGCGTCGTCTGAAAACCCTGCGCCCGCCAAATTCAGCCTGCGTCTGTCTGACGGCCTTGCCCGCAATGCGCCCGATACGGCGGAGCAGGCAATCGCCCGCCCGAAGATGGAAGCAGTGTTGGGTTTGCTGGAAAGCTGCAAAGACTATGCCGAATTTGAGGTGGAGCTGTCCGAACTTGATTTGAGCAAGGGCGACAATCTCTTGATCCAGCGTTTGGTTTCAGACGGCCTTTCGGCTTGGGCTGACGGAGCGGACGATGGACGGAATTGAATACAACTTCGCGGGGCTGGTCGATAAAGCCGCCTTCGAGCATTTCAAAGCCAAGAAAATCCTGCCCGGTTTCAGTCATTACGACGTTTGGCTGTATCAGCACAGTCTCGCGTTTACCGTCGCCAAGATGATGGACGCGGATATGCTCGCCGAAGTCAAAGATGCCATCGAATCCGCGCAGCAAAACGGCACGGCATTCGCCGATTTTAAAAAGCGTTTAAAACCGTATTTGATGGCGAAAGGCTGGTGGGGCGAGCAAGTGATGACCGACCCGCTGGACGGCGAACCGAAATTGGTACAGCTCGGCAGTACGCGTCGTCTGAAAACCATTTTCAACACCAATATGCAAACCGCCTTTGCGGCGGGGCAGTGGCAGCGGATTCAGGCAAACAAAAAAGCCTTGCCGTATTTGCGCTACAACCATTCCGCCGCCGGGCATCCGCGCGACAGCCATAAACGCTACTACGGCTTAGTCCTGCCGGTTGACCATGATATTTGGAAGGTTATCTTCCCACCCAACGGCTACGGCTGCAAATGCTCGGTGTCCGCCCTGACCCGTCGGCAGGCGGAGCGCGAGGGCATCAGCGGCGAGCCTGATGTGGATATGGTCGAGTTCACCAATCCGCGCACAGGTCAAAAGGTATTGATACCCGACGACATCACACCGAGCTTTGCGCACAACCACGGCGACAGGCAGGGCGCGATGGACGCACTGTTTGGCGAGCGAAACGGCGAAGAGGCACTGGCTGCCATGATTGCCGGGCGCGAGGCGTGGCTGGATAAGCGGTATAGCGTGGCGTCTGATAAAGTGGCAGTGTTGGCTTTGTCGGACAAGGTATCGCAGAAGGAAGTAAAACGGCTGGCGGCAAAAACATCAGGTGGCAATAATATTTCTGTTTATGAAGCCGAAGCGGCGGCAGCTTGGCAGCAGGCAACTGGCGACCGTTTGGAGGTATTTGATTTAAGTGGAACAGATGGTGAGAAGCCTGCCGATTATTTGATTTCCGATCCGAATCTGCCGAGAGAAAAGTGGCTGCGTTTGGATTTCATGTATGTTACAGAGCCGTTTAAGCTTGAAAAGATGAATCATTATTTTCAGAAAACGGAGGAAATCTGGAGCGGGCAGATGAAAACCATCCAAGAACATTTGCAGAAAGCTGATATTGTACCGCTTGATTTTTCGGCGTTAAATCTGATGAATCGGCATCGGGTGCTTCAGTATGTGCTATCATTACCCGAAGTACAGAGGAATAAAATCAGAATTTTAGTGAAGGAATCAAAATGAGTACGCCTAGCGGAATGACTATCAGTATAATCAAGCAGGATGATGATGCATACCATTTTGTCAAAGTGGAGATGAGCAAAGGAGCGTGTGCGGATTTGTTCGCTTATATGACCCCCGCTATGTATGAAATTGCACCGGAATATGCGGAAGAATTTGAATACAGCAATTGGGAAGTTTTTTCTATCCATGCCGCGCCGGAAAAATATTATCGCGCTATTTATCATCTGATCATGCAGGGTGCCGACCGGCTGGAATCCGTGAAGCCGTTTAAAGCAGCTTTAAAAACCGCCTTGGAAGCCGATCCAAGATTCAAGTCTAAATAACCCGAAGGTCGTCTGAAACCGTTTCAGACGACCTTTTTTCATAACCGCTCAAATTTCGCGTTTTAACGCGTTTTATCGGTCGGGATAGGCAAAGATATATCCGAGAGTTTAAATGCAATCTGACGCAGCCCTAAAAGCCCCCTGAAAACGTTTTTTAAACCGCCGCCGTCTGCATTTTCGGATATTCCCCAAATTTGCGATTTTAGGCGGGTCGGATGCCGAAGATAGGCAAACCCCCGCCAGAGTCTTAAAAATCAATCTGACGCGATTCTAAAGCGGTTTTAAAGTGGGTATTTTTATATTTTGCGCGTAAGGATTTTTAAAAGGTCGTCTGAAACCTGAAATACGGTTTCGGGCGGCCTTTTGCATTTCGGGCAGCAAAGTGAAGTCATGCCGCCGTCTGTTTGCCGTCATGCGTTGCACAATGGCGGCTATGAATACGAAAACATCACCCCTCAATATCAAATTGTCCGCCGCGCTGCCGGTTGCTTTGGCGACCCGTGCGGATGATGTGCGCACTTTTAAAGGTATCGCCAATTCGGGCAAGCCGTTCGGTTACGGCGGTTATCAGACCGTTGTTGATTTGGCAGAGCTGTCGCACAAAGCGTCCGTTCCGGTTCTGCTGGAACATTCGCCGCTGAAAATGGCGGGCGTGTGCAGCCTGTCGGTCACGGCGGACGGTCTGATTGCCGAGGGTAGTCTGTTGTCCAACGAGTTTGGCACGCAGATCGCCGAAGCAGCCGACCAAGGCTTTCCGTGGGAAATGTCGGTTTACGCACAGGCGGAATCTTACGAACAGTTGGCGGCGGGCGCGGTATTGTCCGTCAACGGCAACGAAGTAACGGGGCCTGCGGCGATTTTGCGCCGCTGCACCATCCGCGAGGTGTCGTTTACCGCCGTCGGTGTGGACAGTGAGACGGAGGCGGTGGTGTTGTCGGACGGCAGCCCCTTGCCGGATATTTTTAAACAACCTTTGGAGTTATCCATGACCCCTGAAGAGAAACAAGCGTTTGACGACCTGAAAGCGGAAGTCGATACGCTCAAGGCTGAAAAAGCCGAAGCCGAGAAAAAGCTGAAAGAAGCCGAAGCGGCTGCCAAGAAAAACCAAGTCAAGGCGAAATTGTCCGCCGCAGGTTTCAAAGAAACCGAAGACGGCAAGTTTGAAGGCTTGTCCGACGCGACCATGACCGTGCTTTTGTCTGCCGACATTGACGCGGCGGAAGCCATGATTGCCGATTTGACGCCGAAAGCTGCCCCGTCTGTCGTGCCGCCCGCGCTGTTGAGCGAAGGCGCAGGTAAGGACGATTCTGAAAACACCGGCGCGGAAGGCAAATTCTCTATTGCCAGCCACAAAGGCTTATTGGGAGGCTCTTATGTCTAAAGTGAAAACAGAAATCTTAGGTCCTGTTATTTCGGATTTCCTGAAATACGAAGCGACCCCGCAAACCCGTGTTGCCGTTGCCGCCGATACCGGCACGAAGGCAGGCAAGTTTGTCGAGTACCCGCTGCGCGGCAAAAAACTGCTTGCGTTGACCGATGAAGCCGACGGCAAAGTCGTCGTACAGCCGCTCAACTGCATCATCGACCTGTCAAAAGTTGCCGATGCGGACGTCAAAGCAGCAACTACCGGCAAAACCTTGGACGCGCTGAAAAAAGAAGGCGACGCATACGGCATCGTTTACCAAGGCACGCCCATCGCCTGATTTTCAGACGACCTTTAAACCTGATTTAACAAGGACACATCATGCCTTTATCCGATAACAGCAAATTTGGCGTGCAGGCTTTGACCACCGCCATCAACAAAATCGACCCGGGCGCAAGCCAAATCCGCGAGCTGGGCGTCTTCGAACCCGAATATCTGACCACCACTTATGCCGACATTGAGTTCCAAGACGGCAAAGTCCACTTGGTTGCCAGCAAAGAGCGCGGCACATCCGGTCAGGCGGTCGAAAGTCCGAAACGCACCGTGCGCACCGTCAAAATCCCGCACCTGCCAATTCACGATGTCGTTCGCGCCGACGACGTACAAAACCTGCGCGCTTTTGGTACGACCCAAGCCGCAACCGTTATGGACAAGGTCAACGAAAAGCTGGCCGGCGGCAAATCCGACCTCGAATACACCCGCGAGCATCTGATGCTCGGCGCATTGCAAGGCAAGATTTTGGATGCGGACGGCAGCGTGCTTTTGGATGTCAACACAGAGTTCGGCGTGCAACGCAAAACGTTAAACATCGAATTGTCGAAAGACACGACCAAAGTCGGCTCGGTATTGGACAAGCTCTTGTCCGAGCAACGCCAAAAATTCGCCGGTGCGCAGGTGCGCGGCTGGGTCGTGTATTGCGGCGCAGAGTTTTTGAGCGCGCTCAAAGAGCATAAATCCATCTTCGAAGTGTACAAACGCTTCGACGAAGCTCGCGCCTACCGCGAGGGCGATACGCTCAATCCGACCGAGTTTGTCCACAAAGGCATCCGCTTTATCGAATACGCCAACCATTTCGGCAGCGACGCCGACATCGGTGCGGATAAGGCGATTCTGTTGCCAGTCGGCCGCAATCTCTACAAAGAGTATTTCGCGCCTGCCGACATGAACGCGACCGTCAACACCCGCGCCCTGCCGTATTACGCCAGCCGCGAGAAATTGCAGCACGACAAGGGTTGGAGCCTGCACATGCAGTCTAACCCGCTGCCGATTGCGCTGCGCCCCGAGTTGTTGGCAACGCTGACCATGTCTTAAACGGATTTCAGACGACCTTTAAGGTAGTTTTAAAGGTCGTCTGAAAACGGAGGACGGCATGATTACCATCCAAGACATGATGACCCGCTTCGGCGAGCAGGAGATGGCGGAGCGGTCGAACCATGAAAACTACGAAACCATAGACGAAGCGGTGATGGCGGCGGCGATTGCGGACGCGGAAGAAGAAGCGGCAAGCTACCTTCGGGCGGCGAAACTGTTTTTTACCGACGACACCGCGCCGCAGGTTTTGAAAATCAAAGTCTGCGACATCGCCCGCTACTACCTCTACAACGACGCGGTAACAGGCATTGTCGAAGAGCGTTATCAGTCGGCGGTCGCTTGGCTGAAGATGGTCGTCAAAAATCCCAATATGCTGGACGAGAGCCGCGTATCGGATGACCGCAGACCGTCAACGTGTGCCGTTTATGTCAATGCCGAACCCGATTTGCGGGAATGGCTGAAGGAGTAAGCGATGCGGATTACGGTATCACACAATTTATCGCGCATCGCCCAAAGCCTGAGCCGACTGTCGGGTAGGCTGAACGGCAGCCTTGAAGAGCCTTTGCGCGCCATTGGCGGCATGCTCGAAAGAACCACGAAAGACCGTATCCGTGAAACCAAAACCGCGCCCGACGGCAAACGCTGGGCGGACGTATCCCCTGCTACGGCACAAGCCAAAAACGGACGCGGCGGGATTTTGGTGGACCACGGCAACCTCTTTGCAAGCATTACGCACGAGGCATCGGCAAAAAGCGTGATTACCGGCTCAATCATGGGCTACTCGGTTTATGTGCAAGAAGGCACGAAAAACATGCCGGCGCGTCCGTTTTTGGGCTTGTCTTCGCAAGATTATCAGGACATCGACGAATTGATGTCCGATTGGCTGGAAGGATTGATTGTCTGATATGGCTTTAAAACAGCATGAAAACTTATTGGCGGTCTATCCCGAAATCCTAGGCCGTCTGAAAACCGTCAAAGGTATCAAGGCCGTCAAGGAAATCGGCGAACTTGCCGAGCTGCTCGCCCAAGGCGCGGCGAAGCGCAAAGCCGCCCCGCTGGACGGCGCGGTCTATGTCGTTTACGGCGGTTCGACCTTTGCCGACGAGGCGAAAAACGGCAAATACCTCAAATCGACGCTGCACTTTACCTTTGTCCTCGCGCGAAGCTATACCGCCAACGGCAAATCCACGCTGTACGAGGTCGGCGAGACCCTGACGGCAATCCAACGGGCGTTTTCAGGCTGGGATGCGGGCGACGAATATGCCGTTACCCCCTTCCGCCGCATCGCCTCGCCATCCATCGAATACAACGACGGCTTTGCCTTTTACCCTATTTCATTCGCCTGCGACACCGTGCAGGCGGCAAACTAAAGGAGCTGCCACATGGCAAAACAAAACGACCACGGCTTAATCTTTGAGGGCGACGTCAAGGTGCGCAACCTCAACCAAAAAGGCTCGGGCTTTATCGACATCGGCAATACCACCGCCCTGACCACGCAGACCAGCGTGGAAACCAAAGAGCGCGTGTCCAAGCAAAAAGGCACTTACGGCAGCGCGCTCGACAGCCTGAAAACCGTCAAGCCCACCGAAATCGGTCTGAAGCTCGATACTTTCGACAAAGACAATTTGGCATTGGCTTTGATGGGCGAAGCCGCTGTCATCGCGGCAACGGCGCAGACTGTTGCGGACGAGACCGTAACCATCGGTAAGAAAGGCATGGCGTACAAACTGGCAAACGGCAACATCGACCCGGTTACCGTCAAAGTCAAAAACAAGTCCAAAGCTGCCGTTGACGCGGCGCATATCGACATCAACGCCACCTTGGGCATGATTACCATCCTACCCGCTGCCGACACCGTCAACGACGGCGAAGACATCACCGTCGAATACAAAACCCGTGCATCGGGCGGCTATAAAGTCTCTGCCGCGACCTTGTCCCGCTTGGACTTGGAAATCTACGTCGACGGCCGCAACCGCGTTACCGGCGAGGCGGGTGTCCTGCACATCCCCCATGCCGTATTGGCAGCGGACGGCAGTATCGACTGGTTCGGCGACGACTTCAACGAAGCCGAATTCAAAGGCACGGCGGTATTGGCTTCGGGCGAGACCTCGACCTATTCCTTCACGTCGTACAACAACTAAAGATTCGGGCGGCTTATGCGGATTGGCGGGTTCGCCGGTCGGGCTGTCCGATAAACGGCAAAAAGGTCGTCTGAAACGGGCTTCTGCGTGTAGGCGCAGCGGCGTGGAGTTTCAGACGACCTTTTTTTAAACGGGTTTTAAAACAGATTAGAACCGATACAGGGCTGATTTAATCAGGTATCCGCTGACGGCCATAAAGGCAAAAAATTCCAGCAGTTTCATGTCGCGGATGTGCGCCAACATATCGAAACCGAGATACAGCGCGGCGAAACCGAAGAATGCGCCGACGGCGAAAAGTATGGTTAGAGCGAGGGTTTTCATGATTTTCGAACCATTCGTGTAGAAAGTATGGATAAGTCGCACGGGAAAAATGGAGGTAGCTTTGGGAGTTTGTAATGTTCGGAAAATAGAACAAGCATTTTTTCATCGGTCAAGTCTGCCTGCGAAACATATGTTTCCCAGCTAAGGTTTCGCGTCAATTTTACTTTAGCTTCTGCTGCAATTCTAAGGTTTGATGCCCGCAAAGAAGCAGCCTGTAAAAGGATTCGGTACTTGTTTCTAGGATTTGGTGTTTCAAATTTTCTCCACCCTTCCTTGCGGGCGATTTCTTGGCATTTTTCCAATTTCTTCCATGTGAAATTTTCGTTATTCCGAAGCGTGCAGATATGGTCTGCTGCAGCTTGGGGAGTGGGAAAGGTGCATAGTGCGTCATAAATTTGGTCGACATCAAACAGTGCGGACAATCTGTTTTCTGAAAGAATCTGACGGATTGCCTGTTTGTAGTAGGGTTGCAAATGTTTCATATGCTGACTGTAAGTAAGATTATTTATTTTAAATAGCAAAGGTATCAAAATAATGGCGAATATTCAAGCAGGTTTAGAGATTAAAGCAGGTGTTTCCGGTGCCGAAAACATCGACGCGCTGGCGCAGTCCATCGAGGCGGCGGGCATCGATACGGGCAAACTGACGGAAGAAGCAAAAGAGCTGGGCGCGACGCTGGCGAAAGCCCAGGCGCAACAGGCGGCGATTGCGGAATACAAGGCTTTGTCGGCGGAATTGGACAATACCGCCAAAGAAATGCGTGCGCTGGACGAACTGACCGCAACGCTCGAGAAATCCATGCGCGGCGGCGGTACGCAGCAACAGCAAGCCGATTTGGCGAAGCTGCGCACCGAATCCGAACGGCTGGCAAAAAGCGAAACCGAGCTGACGGGCAAGCTGTATGCCGCCCGCGACGCGATGGCGGTGTCGGGCGTATCCGTCAAAAACCTTGCCGCCGAAGAAGCGCGCCTTGCTGCTGAGACGGCAACTGCGACGGCAAAGTTGGATAAGCTGTCAGCCGAGGCATCGGAACTTAAAGCCATTGCCGATGCAAAAATCAAACTTGGTATCGATACCGATGAGAAAGCCTTGCGTGAGCTGCAGGAGCTTAAGAAAAGCTATGACCTTTTGAAAAGTAGCGGCACGTTAACCAAAGAAGAACTCTCCCGCGCAACAGCCCGCTATAACGATAAAGTGTTTCAACTGAATAAGAGCTTATCGGATTTGCGTCCTACACTTGCCGACTTTGCCAATGAGTTTCGAGGGGTGGCGAGTGGTGCTGCCGGGCTGACGTATGCTGCTCGTGAGGCGGTGAAATTTGAAAGCGCAATGGCAGGTGTTCGGAAAGTCGTGGACGGTACTCCTGAGCAGATCGAACAGTTGGGCGGGCAAGTTAAAAAACTGGCGGTAGAGTTCGGCATGATGCCGGAGAAGATGGCTGAAATCGTTGCCGCTGGCGGTCAGTTAGGTATTGCTGCCGATAAGTTGGATGAATTTGCACGCGTTACCGCGACTATGGCAACCGCATTCGGCCTGACGGCTGAGGAAGCAGGCAATGCCGCCGCAACGATTGCCAACGTGTTCCAGCTCCCAATCGGCGAAGTGGAAAAACTCGGCGACGCCATCAATGTCTTGGGCAACAATACCGCCGCGCGTGAAAAAGACATTGTCGCCGCGATGGCGCGTATCGGCGGTACGGCGAAACAGTTCGGACTTGCCGCCGACGAAGCCGCCGCGCTTGCCGACGCCTTTATCGCATTGGGCAAACCGCCCGAAGTGGCGGCTACCGCCCTCCAAGCCCCGCCGCAAAAAATGCAAACACCGCGAAGCCACGGGAAAAGGGTTCACGAAG